AACATGAAATTGTTAGCACCTTGTGTAACTAAACATCTTTCAGATAAATAGTGGATTTGCATTGCGTCAAGTGCAGATGTAGCAGCACCAACAGAACCAGTAACCCAAGTTTTCATTTTTCTGTCATCAGTTTGAGAAGCTCTGTAACGTACATGTAAAAATGGACGTTTCATGTTCTTACCTAATTGCTCATCATATACAGATGAAACACCAGCTGGAATAATAACCCCACGAATAGCTGCGCTACCCGCTGCGTCGTTGATACCACCTCTTGTAGCTTTGTCATTCAAGTATCTCATATCTGATTTGTAAAAGTCATAAGAACCTCTTCGGAATCCAGAGAAACCTAAATTTAATGCCATATCTTCTGAATTGTCAAATACTCCGTAAGAAGTACCACCAGCTCCATAAGAATTCATTGAAGCTAACATATCGTCCATAGCTAAACTAGTAGCTCTGTTTACAAACATCATGTTTTCTTCAATAGCACCTTGCTTATCAAACTCAGCTAATATAGCGTCAAACTCAGCTAAATCAGTAGCAGCATTAACACCGGTAACACCAGAAGTTAAATTACCTCTATCTTCAATAGCTGCAAATAAACCTTCAGTACCAGAACCGTTTAAACCTGAATCAGCAGAACCTCTAATTTGTTTATCAGCAAAACCAATGATAGATGCAGCAGCAGTTTTTTCAGCTTCTAACATACTCATCTCTAAGTAATCAGTAAAACGTGCTCTAGTGTCACCTTCAGCTTTTAAATACCATAAGTAACCACTTTGTCCTGCTTCACCAGAAACCTCAACCCAACCAATTTGAGAAGCATCAGATCCAGATACTTCGTAGTAATCTTTCATGATGATAGGCTTGTTAGTAAAAGATTTGAAAGTAGGTTCTATAGCTGTTCTTCGATCAGCGTTGTGTGTACCTGTGTTATCAGAGTAAGATTGTCCTTTACCGTACTCAGATCCTATAACTAATAAAGTAGCTGCACTAGCAGTTTCAGAGTGACTAGTTAAAACAGCTTCGTCGTAAGCTTCAAGTGAAACAACTGCTGATTCTGGAGTTTCTACTACTAAACATTTTGAAACTTTTCCAGCACTTGCTAAAAGTACAACGTCGTTAACTCTAATACCGTGACTAGCTGGAGTAAATCCATCACCAGCTACGTTACCATCTATATCAGTAACAACCGTAAACGTACCGTTTGTATCACCATCTAAATCCACTGTACCAACGTAAGATAAGTGTAATCTTCCTTGTTCAGACCATATAACTTGATCAGAAGTCATAGCCTCTTCAGCTCCTACTTGTGAAAGAAATCCTGAGATTGTTCTGTTTCCAAAAATCTGGTAAATATTGTTGTGCCCACCCTTGAGTGTCACTACTTGTAAAATCAATGTAATTTGAAGCTAGTGTTTGCTGCTGTGGAGCCGCTACACTGTTCAAATTAGTTGTTGCAGTAATTGCCATTTTTTTTTAATTTTAAATTGTTATTTATTTTTGTTTTTAATTTTAAACTTAAAATCAGAAGAATTTTGACCTAACACTTTATATTTTAAACCACCCGTTTCTATAGTTCCATGACTTTGTCTTGGATTCATATCCACGTTTTTAGACTTAGCAACACTATCTTTCATAGCATCAGCTTTACCTTGTTCATAAAAGTGTTTAGCAACAGCGTCTGCATTCATAGCTGTGTAAAGAGATTTGTGATAACCTTTAGCATCTGACATTTCATTATTTTCGTTCAAAAACTTTTTGACAAAATTATTAATATCACTTTGGGTGTTCTTAATCTCGCTAGCATTGTTTACGTTAAATCTATATTTTTTATCACCGACGTTATATTCAAAACCTTTGAATTTGTCGTTAAAAACCTGCTCGGTTTTTTGTGTAAAAACATCTACATTTTTTTTAGCTGCTTTTTGAGTTGCTTCTGACTCTTTGTTATATCTATTAAAGAAATCAATTGCCTTTTGTTGCTCATTAGTGAGTTTTGATCCAGCTTTAATATCTTCATAGTATCTGGACTTTTGCCCGTCCAAGTGGCTTTTAGCGTTGGCAACTTGCTCTTTTAACGCTAATTTTTTTCTACGTATATCTCTTTCATCATCTGATTCTTCATCATAAGAGAACTCGTCTTCCATAAGGAAGTTAATTTCTTCTGCGTTTAAGTGAGGTTTTGTTTGCTTGTAGTATTCATATAGTAAATCTTGATTATCCATATTACTATAATCTTGATTAAGCTTAACATAGTCACTTAAATCACCGCCAGTTTCATCCATAAACTCTATTAGTTTTTGAATATTTTCTGGTATTGGTTTTCCAGTAGCTTCTGCTTCCGCAATAGCTTCTTCAACTTGCTCTTCTACTTCTATTATTTCTTTTTCTGTAGAATCTTCAGTTATTTCTTCTAATGCTGGAGCTTCTTGTGCTTCTGCTTCCGGTTGTACTTTTTCTTGTTCTTGTACGGGCTCGGTACTTTCAGGCTCTGTAGCCACTCCGCTGTCGTCAGTTGAACTTGCTTCAACTTCTGTTGTTTTTTCTGGTTTTTCATTTTTTTCTTCTTTTGGTGTTGGTGGTTTACTTAAATCTACTTTTATAACGCTGTCGTCTCCAGCTGATTCAAATTTTGTTTCATCAACTTGTTCAGTTGTTTCTTGTGTAGTCTTTTCGACTACTTCTTCTAATTTTTCTTCCATAATATAATATAATAATAATTAATAAATTTATCTAGGATCAAACCTTCCTAAACCAAAGTCACCTCCTAATATATCATTACCTGAAGACTCAAAGTTTTTAGGTGGTTTTTTATTTAATCTTTGATCTATTAGTTCGCTTTGTTGTGAAGCTTGCATCTTAGTTCTTTCATCTTTACGATCTTCTTTCATCGTTTCTTTCATATCTATCTGCTGCATGTTCATTCGCTGAAGTTCTTGATTAATCATAAACTCGTACTGCATTAGTTTCATTTTATGTTCAACCTCTAATTGCATTTGCTGTGCTTTTAACTCAGATTTAACTTGCTCTAACTGTGCGTTGTTTTGTGTTATAGCTTGGTTTTTCTGTACTTCAGCCTGTGCAGCTATTTGTTGTGCTTGAGCATTTGCCTCTGCTTGAGCTTGTATATTTTGCTGTTGCATTAATTGATCTCTTTGCATTTTCTTTTTTCTTCTAATCTTAAGCACTTGATTAGCAAGTTTTATATTTCTTATTTCTCTAACATCAATAGCATCTTCAAGATCAATTGTTGCTTGTTGAATAGCCATTTGAATATTGTTTTCTAATACAGCTTTTTCTTCTTCGTCTGGTTGTAATTCTAAAAATATACCAAAATCATAAAGGTGTAAACTAGACATTTCTTCAAGTGTAGCTAAATTATGTCCTCCTATTGCTTGTAAAAAAGCATCTTTAGTTGGAGAGTATTCTAATATATCAGATATTCTAAGAGATAAACATTCACAAGTTTCCGCAGTTAAAAACAAACCAGCTTGTAATATATGTCTTGTTGCTGTATTGCTATTTGCCGCTGCTAACTTTTGCACGCCAACTAAAGCATTTTTATCTGGTGTACTACCATCTCTAGCTTCGTTAAGCCCTGTTACATCTCTTATCATCTGTAAATAATAATTATAATTACCAATAAGAGCTTGCATTTTATTACCACCAGATCCAGATGTAATTTCTTGAATAGGTACTTTACCTGGATTCATTTCTCCTTCAGAAGTAAATGATCTTCCTATAACACTACCAGTTTGGAAGAACATATTTAAAGCTTCTTGTGGATTATAGTTAGTGCCATTACCTAAATCAACTTCAGCTAAACCATCAGCATCTAAATAAACTCCATCTGGAACCATCTTAGACATTACTTGTTGAAGTTTTAAATGTGTTAATTGAATCATATCAGCAAAACCTGTTATACGTTTTACCAATGAATCAATTTTACCATTATACATTCTAGGTGCAACAATAGAATAATTCATTTTAACTTTAGTGTAATCACTTTTAGGACGCATCATGTTTCTTGACATTTCCCATTTAAGTAATTTTTCAGTACCTAGAATCATAGCGCCATCATACAAGCACTCTATAGATCTTAGCATTTTACTAAAACCACCTTCCATGTTTTCTGGTGGATCAAATGAATCATCTTTAGGTATAATTTTCTCAGCGCCAGTTCCAGTTTCTTTTACTTTGTAAACTTCATTCATATATGTTTTATAATTAAAATATAAAACTTGAATAGTATTATTGTCTTCTTTGTCGTAAGTATGTATTGAATTATAACTAGACCTGTTATTAGGTTTGTTTTTCATTATATCTTCAAGATCACTTTCTGTTAAGTGTGGAAATTGTTTTGCTAATTCATTTACTGGAATAGTTTTAATTTCTCCAACATAATATATATCATCAAAGTAAGGTGAGTCGCTATAAGAATATACTAAATTAGCTGGATCAACATAATCAACAACGACACCTTCTGAAGTATTAAAACCTGTTTTTACAGCGCCAATACCTAAAACAGTTAAATCATAATAAAATCTTTTTTTAGTTAAATCATACTTATTACCATTTAACAAAGTGTTTATAGCTTGTTCTTCTGCAATTTCAACAGCTTGTTTATAAGTAAGCTGCATATGTAATTGTAACTCTTCTTCTGAATCAGGTAAAGTTGCCGGATCGTTGTTTGACATTTGCACTCCAAAAGCTTGTTCAGTAAAAGCGTTAAACTCTCTTGATCGCATATCAGATAACATAGACTCCATGTATTTAGTTCTTTTACTTACGCCGTATGGATCTTGAGAGTAAGCTTTTATATCATACATACGCTCTGTCATACCATTAACAACAATATCTACAAATTTAGATATAATTGGCACTGGTTTCCAGTCTAAATTTAAATAGGACAAATCACCATTTATAGATAACTCATCCTTATATTTTTGTATAGATTGCTCACCTCTAGCGTACAATCTTAAACTATGAAAATCATTTTGGTTAGATCTATATCTACTAAGATTTCTATCGTTATTAAACCACTCATGTTCTATCGCTTTACCTACTTTTAAACCATAATCATAGCTTATCTTTTCAGCGTCACTAACCGTTTGACTTGGAAAATAGCTTTTGCTAGAATATGCCATATTTTTATTTTATTATTTGTGAATTAGTTCCAGTATTACTATACTTGGAAATACTTATGTTTAGTTTAGGTTTTTCAACCTTAGCGTTAGGCATGTATAAATGTCGATTGTTAGCCATTATAGCTAAACCAGAACTTATAGATGCATCATGCTTTGTTCTTTTGTTTATATCAAATTTACTCCAATCATTTAGTAGTTCATTAAAATATAAATCTCCAAATGTTCCATCTTGCTTCATGCCAACGTGATCTTGTATATACATCTCTATTGCCGCGGCGTGAGCTTGTTTTATATCTTCGCTTGAGTTTGGTATACCACCTACTTCTTTTTCTGCTACAGATAATTTGTTCCATAATTTATCTGGTCTGTTCATACTAAACCCTCTGTATCCTCTACGTCTTAAATAATATAAAAGACGCGGTTTATTATTCTCTGCAAGTATTGGCATACCATAAAATACTAGTGCCATTAAAACATCTTCAAAGAATATTTCAGCTGTAGGTGGTCTTGATAAGTATTCTAAAAAAAAGCTGTTCGCAGGAGCGTCCTCCAT